TTCGAGCCTCTCCTCCCGTGCAGAGTTAAATAGCTATAAGTTAATAACTTATGGCTATTTATCGTTTATAGGTCGGACAAATGCCGGACACAAAATTTCAGAATGTCAAACCAAACTACGTCTTCAAAATTGAAAGAACGTAGAAAAAAATGTCTTCAACAACAAGAAAAGGTGCTCCAATTAGTGATATCATCACTTATACCCTCCCTAAACTACACATCGGAAAAAGCTGGTATATCGATTTCAAAGCGTATGATCCGCTGGAGCAAACCATGAAACGTAAAAAATATATGTTAGATGGGGTTGGAAAAGTTTCCGAACGTAAAAAGAGAGCCACCGAAATCATCACTAACCTTACTAACCGTCTTCGAACTGGGTGGAATCCGTGGGCAGATACCAGTAATTCGCGCCAGTACACACCTTTTATAGATATTATCAAATTGTACTATAAATATTTGGAAAAGCTTTGTTCCTCTAAAGCAATCAAAGAAAACACGCTTCTGGACTATAAAAAGAGAATCAAGATACTTGCCGAATACAATGAGAAAAGGATTCCTAAAATCATCTATATCTACCAATTTGATCAAACATATGTTAGTGATTTCTTGGATTATATTCTTATTGACCGCGATTCATCAGCCCGGACACGGAATAATTATAGAATATGGCTTTCTTCATTTTGTTCCTGGCTAATGGAAAAACAGTATATTGATCGTAATCCAATAGAAAAAATAAAGTCTCTCACTGAAGAAGAAAAAAAACGAGATGCCCTTTCAATAAAGGATTTGAATAAACTGAAGAAATATCTGAAGGAAAAAAATCCTTATTTCCTACTTCTTTGTCAGTTTGAATACTACACTTTTATTCGGCCAGACGAACTTACGAACATCAAACTAAAGGATATCCAACTGAAAGAACAGAAGATATATGTGGCATCCTCCATTTCAAAAAACCGTAAAGACGGTATGGTCGGCCTGAATGATGAACTTTTAAAGTCAATGATCGATCTGGATATTTTCAGCTACCACAATGATTGCTATCTTTTCGGGCCCAAAATTAAACCATCTGAAGTAAAAGCCAGTACGAAAATATATCGAAGCTACTTCAATAAGATACGTACAGAGCTGAAGTTCCCAAATAGTTATCAGTTCTACTCCTTAAAAGACTCCGGCATCCGCGATCTTGCGAATGCCGAAGGTATTGTCATTGCCCGTGATCAGGCTCGACATGCGGACGTATCAACAACAAACAAATATCTGAAAGGAGAACACATGACCGTACATGAGGAGACAAAGCATTTCTCCGGATCACTTTAATCCAGCCGATAGAATATACCTTTCAATATCGGAATCAACTCCTTACTGGTCAGTTGCGCCTCTATCTTTTTTGCAACATACCGTTTGTTATTGATAATGTAAATACGGTTTAGTTTAGGTATCCACTTTTTTTCAAACTGTATAGTATAAGGGACATTGGAATGTATAGCCTGTATTGACCGCATACGATGTCCCATACTACCTGAACCGAGGTCATTAAGACTCAAAGAATATTCAGGAAGGGAGTCTTTTTGATTCGGTACAGTTTGTTTGTAATCGGTGAATGAGAAAGGATAATGATAGGTTGCTAATTGCCCTTTGTAATTCACCTCCACCGGATGAAGTTCTCCAGTATAGATGGCCAACTCTATGATATCTTTTCTTTCGCGGTTCGTCTGGAGTTCCTGATTACCTTCAATAACATCCTGAATGGCAATTTTATCCTCTTTACCTAACTTCGTATGGAATGAAGCTGAAGGAACGTTTAGTACCAATGGCCACATTTTATTATTTCTCAAATAATCCACATAGTTCATGTACAGGCCAATGTTATATTGTACAATCTTAGCCGGCATTATCTTCAATTCTACGCTCACATCTTCGTTATCTTCATCACGTATAAGGTCTGCATACAGGTTTACCTCTCGTATTTTATTAGTACTACCATCATTATAATTGATATAGTAACGATTACCACAGATAAGCAATGCATATTTTTTGTCAGTATCATTAAGCGAATTATAGTGCTGCTCAAGTAACTGGTAAGTAGAGAATTCCGTCTTACTCGCCGCTTTTACCAGATCACGATCTAAACGCCAGTATCCATCGTCCGTGCCTGATGGCAACTGATACCCTACATTCCCAGTCGTCACGTCCTTTTCTTCACCCTCATCATCTATATCTGTTTCAAACTCCTTCAGCACGTTATCAATATATTCATATTCTGACGTTGAATAATATGTGTTGTTATCTACTAAACTGATCGTTTTAGTGAGTTCATCTACTACTGTGATGACGCCACAGAACTTTTCCAACTCATCAAAAAACTGCGATACGGTCCAATGAGGTAATGCCCCACTAATCTTTCTTGTCTGTACTGCACTTACAATATATAAGTTGCGCATCCAACACTGATTCAAATAATTCTCCCCTTCCTTATAGCCAAAGTACTCGATAAGCTTCCGAATAACAGTCAACAAATAAGGTTGCACGCAATACCTGATTCTCCTGTCGGTAGTACAGAATTTATTTGTACCAAAATCAAAGACAATATCATTATACAAATCTTCATCATTGTACAGAACTGGAAGCCAAACTGAAGTACATGTATCTACCGGACCATAAATTTTAACCTTGTCCTCAAATGGAAAGTTGATATCCGAGCCTTGCGGAAAAGGCGGGTAGCTGACCTCTCCTAAATCCAACTGATCAATATAAATGTCATCGTTCGTCAGAATATTAAATTCAGCATTACCAGACATCAATTGTACTGTAACCGAAGTATCATCCACTCCAATCACAACAGCACTTCCATTCATTAATACTCGCCCATCAATTATTAGTTTGGCCGGAAGAATAATCTTTTCTTTTTTCACATCTTGCCTATGTATGTGGCCAAATACCTCATAATTCGCAGGCATGGGCAAAGTAACCTCCAGAGAATAATTGGATGTCCGTGTAAAGTACGGATTTTCAAAACACAAAGTTGTCTCTAAATCAAAAGGCAACAATCTTGGTTTGTTAGATATGATTAAAGTAGTCATCCTCTTTTTACGTTTTTCATTAATTTGTCATAGTCAGATAATGCTTCATTGATACCTCTTTTGCCTGTAATATAGGTTTCAGCAACAATACGTTTTTCAAACCTTTTCTTCACACTCTGCATTACAGTAGTACATTCAGCAATCAGCATTTTTATCTCTGGATCAGTGGTTTGGATAATTTCGACGGCAGCCGCTTGGTTCTGCCCTCCACTACGGAGTACACTGGATACATCTTGACTGGTAAGCTTACCAACTGTATTATTCTTTTGCGCAGTATCAATCAATTTCAGAACCGGAAGAATCTCCGGATTCGCAACGGCAAAGCGATTTGCAACGAACTCATTACTGTGCACAATGCCTTGTGGTTTATCCCATTCACCCGGACTCGTGAAACCACCAGTATAGAAATTACCAATGGCAGATTTAGCCGTCTCAAATGCAGCTGTAATCAAAGCTATTTCACCTGCTGCTTTCGCAAGTCCCCAAATACCCAACTCTCCAACATTCCGGATAGTTGTCATAGAAATATATGCAATAAGCATTTTCTCAATTGTATCAAGTACCATTACAATCAGATTCTGCAAAAATTCCCCCATTGCTTCTTCTTCACCAGTTAACGTCTTACCTAATGACACTCCAAAATCTTGTGCAATACCAGACATAAACATAAATGTAGCTTCAAATTTTTCTTCTACAGTTTCAAAGGCACTCATTGATCCATCTCGGAAATTAAATATATCAATCAATAATGAAGATAACATTGATGATTGTTGTTCTGTCGACATTTCAGACCATTTTCCAATCTCAGCCCAATTGTCTTTCACCTTATCTTGCCAAGTTTTATTCTTCTCCTCCGTTTGATCAAACGCCTTTTGGAGCGCTTTCATTACATATTCAATGTAGGAATCAACAGCCTCCTTTTCCTCTCCAGTCGCGTTTTCTGTAATTTTTTGAACACCTATCTTATACTTCGTCAGTAATTGAAGAATGCTTTGCAAATATTCTTCACGAGACATGTAGCCTAATTTATATCGTCTGCTTTCCTCTGCTAATTCTACATTAAATGCTTTTTGCTGATTACTGAGATATTGTTTCTTTTCATCTTTATCCTCGGCCAAACACTTTTCTTTAAACTTCATTTGTATATCAAGGACACGCTTCTCTATTTCCTCCCTTTTCTCCGGTTCCAAACCAGCAATATCCAATTTACGGTCAAGATGCCTTAATTCAAGATCAGTTAGAAATTCCTGATACTCTTTCTGAGTCATAGTGTCCGAACTCAGATATTGCTCTTTTAATTGTTTCAATTCGTTCTGATATCTTTTTTCTTCTGCGAGCAATTTATTATTTTCCGGTTGGGGGCCTTTTTTACAAGTACAAGGATAATTTCCACATTTCGGGCATTTCTTTTTATCATCATTAGTGACTGTATCAATCTCAACCTTTGCTTCTATCTTTTCCTCCAAAAACGATTTAAGTTGTTCCCTTTGCTTTTCCAATTCTTCAATATCATTATTAAGTTTCTCACCAGCATCTTCAACCCCTCCCCAAGTCAACATGCTACCTATATTACGAGGAAGGGTCTTCACTGCACCCCAGAATGTATCTCTTTCCTCCAAATATTTATTCTGCTTACGACGTAATTCATCTAATTGTTTATCAGTATCTGTTAAACGAGACTTAGCTGATTCTATTTCAGCCAATGTCAACAAACTTTTCACATAATTATCTACAGCTACTCTCGCATTATCCGTTCCAATTGTTTCAAGATTCAGTGCTCCCAGATATTCCGGAGAAATCTCATTTAATTGTTTTATAGCCCTCAGCCTCTCTTCTTTAGATTTAGTTTCATCCTTGGCCACTTTATACAAAGCTTTTACCTCTGTTTTTTCTGCTGCAATATTCGCAGCTGCATCACCTTGGATTTCATTCAGAAGTACCTGTGCACGCTGCGCTTCTGATGCCCTACGAGTAAATAAGTATAATGCACCTGCAACTCCAACTATCAACGTAGCAATCGCTCCAAATGGATTCATTTTTAAAATCATGAAAAATGCTTGCATTGCTAACTTGGCTTGACTCGTCTTACCTGTTAGTGCTGATGTCGCTGCTATATACAACCATGTTGATGCAGTAATGGCTTTATCCCAAAACTCTTTCAACTTTTGAATTACAATGTATTGTCCAGTTTCAGCTTTCACCTTATTCAACCAAAACCATTGTAACTTATTTGCTGCTGTATAAGATGCAACAACAATTATGGCATAAGCCAATACTTTACCATATTTTTGAAGCCAATCAATTAATTCCGGCGCAGCCTTTATCAATTTTGTCGTCCATCCAGTCAAGGCAGACAACGATGGATTAAGCTTTTCCATCAGTATGATACCAGCTTCTTTAATTTGATTAATGTATTGCGCTCTTTTTGCTTTTGCAGTATCAGAATTTATGGCAGCCTGCTCCATTGCAACACTTGTGCCAGTAACAGCCTGCGTATATTCTTTTACTTTCTCTGTATTTTGAGTCAAAATCATAGCAGTTACCATTCCTTCATCACCAAAAAGTTTTTTTAGTAATGTAGTTCCACCACCGACCGTTTGACTCTCAGCTTCTTCAACCTTTTTGTTTAAATTTTCAAGAGCTACAGACAAACCGACAACCTTTGGATTTGTATCAATAGCCCCTGTAGAAAGACGGGTAAAAAAAGTTTTGAGTCCTGTCCCAGCAATCTCATTTTTCATACCTTTTTCACCTAACATTTCAATAGTACCAACCAATTCTTCCAATGAGATATTGGATGAAGCAGCAATAGTACCCGCTTTTAAGATGGCAGCTGTTTGTTGTTCTACATTGGACGCTCCAAACTTAGATCCTGCGGCCAATACATTAACATATCTTGCCGCTTGATCAGCGCCAGCACCATATTGATTAAGGGCAGTTGTAGTTGCTTCTACTGATTTGGCCAATTCCATTTTTGATGCCGCAGACAAACGCATAGTTTCAACGGTTACTGCATTCAGAGCTTCCTTATCATTTAACAATTCGGGTTTATTGGAACCAACCAACATGTAAGCTTCAAGAATATCTCTACTGGATTGTGTTACCCGCAAACCCGTCTTGTCCATCGCAGTAGATAATATCTCAGCCTGACGTGTCAGCCATTTGATAGAGTTATCATCCAGCCCAGTCAGCGCCTTTAAGTTTGCCGCAGAATCTTCTTTGTCGTCCCGATTATTCCTCAATTTAGAAAGAGCAAAAGAAACTCCTGTTATTGCGGCAGCGCCTGAAGCAAGCAAACCTCCCCATTTGGAAAATCCATTATTAAACCGGGTTAACCAACTTTGCGTTTCTTGAACCTCAGCATTAATTTTCCGCAATTCAGCATTAACCAGTTTGAGACGTTCCTGATACATTTTCCATTCAGCAGAACCGCGTTTTATGTGTCCGGAGTTCAATTTTGCATTGATATCTTTCAAGAGTTGACGTAACTCTTTGGGACCAGCCAGAGACAGATTCTGCATTGCAAAATCAATATTCTTTGCATTAGTCCGCATTGTCTTCAGCTCAGCATTGGTTTTCTTCAGTTCGGCCTCCAGCTTTTTGATCTGCTTCGTGTCACCTGCCTTATATGCTTCTGCCAGTCGCCCTTTCAATGAATTGGCATAACCTTCCAAATCACGAAGTTCCTGTTTTGCTTGCTGTCCGTTTACCTGTACCTCTACGGTAGCTCTTTCATTAATAGCCATATACTTTGTTTTTTCCAAAAGTAGATGGCTATTGATAAAAGAGAAAAGACACAAAAAAGCCCCGGCAATTCTGCCGAGGCCCTACTTATCAAAAGATAAGTATCACTTCTACAACAACAAAGGTACTACTCTTCTACCATTGCCACAAGTTAAAAGTAACACCAGCACCAACATACCAACCTGTAGGATATCCATATCCTGCCTGTAGTCCAATACCCCACCTTTTCCGTTTTACTTTTTCTTTCAAATAAAATCCCTTTGAGAATATATGGAAACTGTCTAAAACCGGACAATATCCCGATACCCAAGCTTCAAAGTCCTTTTCCTTATAATACTTTTGAGTAATAGGAATAATAACCTCTGCACTATCTTGCCCCGTAGTGTCCGGTAATTCCTTTAAAGTGGTATCTGGTAATACAGGCAATTTCACAATCTCATAACGGATAATGACACTATCACGAGGTATTACTGTATCATATCGGATAGTATCATAGAAAGGGATTGTTTCATAATATGGTATTTGATCAGCCTTTTCGTTTACTCCACACCGATAAAGTAGAACAACAATCAATACCAATACTAATATCCACGGTAGCACTTTCATAGCAAATCCCATCCTTTATATATATCCTCCATCACAGCGGGAACGGCATTTTCAACCAAAGAGATCGCAGCTGCGAAAGCGCACATGGTGGACTTATCATTAACATCAAGTACACAACTGGTAGGAACTTGCATTTCTTTGCATACTCGAATTATATATCCTGAAGTATTGTTCTCCACAGGTGGCGCCCAGCGATTAATGAAGTCCGCTATCGTCTGGCAACCATGTCGATGCCGATAATTTTGGAGCGTCCGGATTAACGCACGGTAGCCCCATTTCATTTCCGTAAACTGAAAGAATGATTTATCTTCCTGTTTCTCCCTCAATCCCTGCCATTTATCCTTGCTAATGCGGATATTGCCGGGATTACAGTTCCTCAATCCTCTTGGTAAACTCATTTATTTTCCTCCTTTAATTAATAATCACTTGGTGGCTGGCGATTGGCACAGCCCCTAATATCACACCTTTTCATTTCTGCCTCTTTCAGCTTTAATTCCGACTCATGGAATTTATGGATGGTTTCAAGGTGAGCCTTTTGTTCTTGTCTCATCTCTGCATAAAGGCCGTCAATCTTAGCATCACGTTGAGCAATACGATCTTCCAGCCAAGCTATTTGTTTCCGTTCATTTTCATTTTCCGCAGCATCGGCAGCAGCATCCTCTTTACGAGCATTCGTTTTCCTATTTACATAGAAATTCACTACCCACTTGACCGCTTCCAGTCCTCCCATAGCTCCAATTAGAGCTAATAATTCATTTATGCCCATATTTAATTACTGTTTACTACTTCAAAAGAACTGTCTGCAATCCACCGCCAGCTATCATTATACTGCACTGACTGTATAATTGAGCTACCAAACTCCTTACGACCGGGATCACTAACAACTACCGCCTCATATGCTCCAGTACTATTACGTCTAAGTATAGGCGATATCTTGCATCTAAATTTAGCCCAATATATAAGTGCTCTCGTCCTGGGCATATCATAAACATCAAGAATTAACCCTTTACACTCAGCCGGATCAGGTAGATTAACAAAGAAATTCAAAGTCGGATTATGAGCCATAAGATAAGTACCATATTCCAAATTAAGATCATATTCATCAGGCCGTTCTTCTTCCGGGTCCTCAATCTTGTCTAAGATTGCCTGCATTTCATCTGATAGTCTCCGCCAAACAATGATATCTCTTGTCTTACGGTAAGTTTGTCCGAATTTATCCCAAGAAGTTGTCCCTTTAGCCAAACTACCACTTCCATTTTTAGCGTCCAGCTCAAATATGATCTCATTTTCAACCAAAGCAAAAATACCGGAGCGTTCGACATCATCTATTGTAATACACTTATCACCCTGTACAATACCTGTCAATATTGGTTCTTCAGCAGTACCCGTATTTACTCCGGTAAATAGTTTAGGACTAATCATATATGTGCTACCTATCTGTACTTTATTGGTGTCCCAACCTGTTAACCACTCCGGAACATTGGCCATAACTTTAGCAATAATACCACTTGCACTTATCACAGGATCATCAGGCGAATAGCCTCCAGCCACCCCTACAGATATGCTATCAAAGTCACCAACATTGGTTATATTAATACTAACTGAACTCCGAGGGCTTGAAGAATCAATATCTGAAACCTCTGTACCATTTAATATATGATTAACAATCCAATTCCCAGCCGAATACAGTTCTTTGGAATTACCCTTAATGCGGTATAATTTAGCAATAAGCAAATTGCCACCAACTGGTTTAGAATGAATATCACAAGCTATGTTGTGAACTTGAAGACCTTGGATATAAAATTCAATAACATACATTACAGCGTCTTCACCTTTTCCACCTGTCACACATATAGCTTCAGTAGTGGTATTCGTATTATCTGTATAGGTTATAACTGAGTGTGTCCAGATGTACCAACCATTTTTCCAAGTAGGAGAAGAATTCTGCCACCCTCCACCTACTAAAGATGAAGATGAATAAGAGAGATAGTATTGTTCAATTATTGACTGAATACCTTTACCATCGTCACCAGACGTTCCTTTACCTCCAGTAATACACACAGCAGATGTATATTTGATGGAATTATCAGTATAGACTACCTTTGTTCTACTCCAAATATATTTTCCATTCTCCCATGTAGGTGCTGTTGTTTGCCAGCCTGTAGTCGGAACAATATAACTGGATGAACTCTTTGCATATTCAACATCAGAAGATGATATACCGATGCCATCATTGCCTTTTTCTCCTGTTACGCATATAGCTTCAGTTGTGGTACTCGTATCATCAGTGTAAGTTATAACAGATCGTGTCCAGATGTACCAACCATTTTTCCAAGTGGGTCTTTCTGTACTCCACGCTCCACCTGTCAGACTTGATGATGAAGAAGATAAATAATACTGCTCAACAATAGAAGAAACCCCCTTTCCTTCGTCACCAGACGCTCCTTTGCCTCCAGTAATACACACAGCAGATGTATATATGACAGAATCATCTGTGTAGACTATCCTTGTTCTACTCCAAATATATTTCCCATCTACCCATATAGGAGATGTCGTTTGCCAGCCTGTAGTGGGTGAAGTCGTATTGGAAGTTGAAATAGCGTATTCTACATCAGTCTCTTTGATGCCAATACCGGATTCACCTTTCAGGTTTTCTTTTGTTTCATCATCAAGGTTATCCCACTTTATAATGACACCCTCTCCCATCGTACAGATGAACATGTTTTTCTCCTCAGACCATTCCCATGAAATCGCACCACCAGCAATGTGGCCAGATTTATTAGTATTAAACTTAGCAGAACCGTCACCAAACTCCGCTGATCCATCAGGATGAATGCAATAAACTACATGTCCACTGGTATCTGTACCTTTTATCATGCCATTTTCGCAATAAAAACCTTTCAATCCATCAGCACCGGGTATATCACCACCGACACGCATCTTCACACATCCATAAAAACTCTTGCTATTAATACCAAATAGGATATCGATAGCAGGCTGACCACCTTCATCAGCATGGAGATAGATCGCAGACTGACGATTAGTATTCTGCGAATTTCCGAACTGAATAATTTCATCTCCTTCCGCTGGAGTTGTCATACCGGACAAATCAGGTTTAACCGCCTCCATTCCATCAACATAGCCAATGCCACCTGTAAATTCATTGACAGGAATCACAATAGTATCAATGCCATCCACTTTACGTATCTCAGATATTTCTACCCAATATCCTTTAATACCATTACCTGTCCAGTTCTGACACCTGATAATATCATGTGCCACAAAGGACATTTCATCCTCTATAGTGATAAGCCAGTTTTCACCGCCAGTATCCAAATCAGCGGTTTTAATCTTACCGCACGCTTGTGTAATGCCTAATGCCCCCTTTATCGCACGAATCTTCTGGATTAATAATTCAAAAACGGTCATAGTCCCACGCACTACAATAGAGTCTATTTCAAGTCTCCATAGCCCTTTTACATATTCCCATATCTTCCAGCCATGTCCCATAAACCCGGACACGAAATCCTCTACAACTTCTGCCACATATTCACCAGTAGCATTCAATATCTGTTTACCTGTCTTCTTTGCAGATACCAGCATGCCTACAATCTTTGCAGTACTCAATATAGCCATTTGATCAATGTTTAAAGATTATTTCATAACAAAAGAAGAAAATCAGAGTCAATAATAAAATGACAGATATTTGCCTACCCTTATGCACCATATTTCTACTATAAAAAAGGAAATACCACCTAAATATATCCGTGAGGCTCAGAAATGGTTCTATCAGGACTCTGTGGATAAATTACGGGAAGCATTCAATAAATTGGAACTTATAATGGATGGGGAGCCGGCAATATATATGGCTGATCCTGCGTTTAAAGCTATTGTCGATTCTCTTTGGGATGCTGACAGAGATGGTTACATTACGGAAGCTGAAGCATCTGTTAGGAGAGTTATTAATACTGAATTTCGCGGAAACACAGACCTTGTCGATGCTTCTCCTTTGAAACATTTTCATTGGGTAGCATATAATGGCGATGCAGCGACATTCTATGGATGTTCCTCTTTAAAAAAGATTTCAATTCGGGAGGATAGTTCTTTTGTAAGCAATATGTTTGCCGGATGTACGGCGTTGGAAGAGGTTGAGCTTCCTTCTTCCATTTCAAGGTTATCAGAATATAAAACTGGTTCAATGTTTAATGGATGTTCGTCTCTGCGTAATATCACCTTGCCTTCTGACATGACGGAGATCGGAGGCAATATGTTTCTGAATTGCATCTCACTGGAGGAATTGGATATACCAGCAACTGTAACCACTATTGGATATGGAGCAACAAATGGCTGTACCTCATTGAAAAGAATTATCAATCGTGCAATCAATGTATCTGTATATACAGGAAACAATGCTTTTGCCAATTGTCCTAATTTAACTGAGATGATCATTCTACAGGAGACACCACCGACATTAGGATATGGTTCGTTCTACAATACCGACAACTGTATCTTCTATGTGAAAGATACGGTTGTTAATACCTATAAGTCCGCTTCCGGTTGGTCAGGTATGGCATCGAGAATTAAGCCACTTTCTTCTTATACAAAGGATTATTAAGATTGGGGCGTTTCGGGAGCACTATAAAAAGATAGGTGCTACCGAAAATGTATTAATCAAATCCCTGCATAGGTTGATAGAGGTTGTATCTTTGCTGCTTGCGAACTCCATCCGTCAGCCGACTTATAAACATCAACACTGGTGTCAGGAACGTATATAACTTTCGGGTCACCATTATATCCCCATCCTTTCAATATCGGCGGAGTAATTGCCCGGCATACAACAGTTACTTTATTTTTCATCTCCCAAAATAAATTTCCTCCTGATGAAATTGAAGTTACTGTTGTTGGGAAATCAACCAATATGAGGTTAGGGCAGCTTTGTAATAGGCTATCTCCTATGATCTGATAACCTTCCGGAATTATTAGCTTTTCTATACCGCTGCCTTGGAAGACATTACTTCCCATTTTTGTTAACACTGGTAATGTAATTTCTTTCAATGAACTACAACCTGAAAATGAGCCACTATTAATAAACTCCAACCCAGTAAAATATTGAAATTCATTAAAAGTCTTTATGACAGTATTATCTCTGAACATTGAATAAACATTATCATTTCTGTCTGATAGTGTAATAAGTGACGATAGTTCTTCCTCTGTCAACATACCGTCACCATCCTTATCTACCTTACGAATAGTATTGTATGTGCCAACTGTTGCATTAAGTAATACTCTCAATACTTCAGCATCGGCAAATCGTATAGCTGATTCTCCATCCATCACTAAATCTAATTTGTTAAATATTCCGCGTAATGCATCCACAGAGTCCTGATAGAACCATAAATCTGCCTTAGAAGTACGTACAGATATGATTTATTTTCTGTAGTAGAAAGCTGGGTATCGAGATTATTGTTCTTCATACGTTGATAAAGGCTGTATTAAATTGGCGCTTTCACTCCATCCGGTAGCTGATTTATATGCTAACATGCTTGCATCAGGTACATATATTGCAATAGGTCTACCTGCTTCTACATAAGACCACAAGCCTTCAAAAGCAGGTGGCACTGAAGCACGGCAAATAACAACTAATTTATCACCACCATTATTATTGGGGCGTGATCCAATTGATGTTATTGTACTCGGAAAATCTATTAACTTACAGTTCTTATTAGAATTGATAAAACTATCTCCACAAATTTTACATCCTTCATTAATCACCAATCTTTCAATAGCAGTTGCTCCAAAAGCAGATGATTTTATTTCTACAATGTTTGGTGGTAAAGAAATTCTTCGCAAAGATTTACACCATGTAAAAGCACTACCATTTATTGAGGTAAGCCCAGTGAAATAACGAAATTCATCAAAAGTTTCAATGAGTTCATTTCCCAGATTGTATCCTTCTACGAACATAGAATACACATCATCTCTACGGTGAGACAACGTAGTAACTGCGGCCAACTCTTCTTCAGTTAGCATTCCATCATTATCATAATCTACCATACGGGAGTTATTATCACTCCCTACTGTAGCTTCAAGTAATACTCGGAATACTTCAGGGTCTGCAAAACGCAAGGCGGGACCTCCAATTAGAATTAGGTCCAGTTTAGTGAAAATTTTACGCAGTTCTTCTACAGAGTCCTGATAGAACCATAAATCTGCCTCAGAAGTATGTACAGAGGCATTTATACTTATGTAGTAGAAAGTCAGGTCTTTATAATGATGGTCATAGCTTTTCACTAATTGGCTTAATTCTTGAAGCTATTTTACTCCAGTTGCTGGTAGTTTTATAAGCATCCACTGAAACATCAGGAACATAAATGATACAACTTGTACCATTGAAGGCTGAACCGTCAAGTGTTGGTGGATTAATTGCATGACAGATGATATATTCTAATTTTGAAGAGCCGTAGAATGTAGCATTGCCAATTGAGGTCAATGTATCTGGAAGAACTACATACCTTAGATTAGGACAACTTCCAAACGCAAAGTATGTGATTGAGGTTACCTTCCCAAGATTGGACACACTAACAATACCGGAAGACGAAAAGACCTGACTTATTTCTCCCTTGGCGTTCGGTATATTGACATCAATATTTAGGCTATTGCAACCCGAAAAACATGCAGAACCTAATATTGAGAGATTACTTAAATTAATTTCTTCTAAAGCTGAACAATTACGGAAGCTACCATAGCTTAGCTCTGTTAAATTAACGGGAAGCGTTATATGACTAAGTGAAGTACACCCCATAAAAGCTTCATTTCCAATCATTGTCTCATTGCCTCCGAATATAACAGTACGCAGAGACACATCATTTTTAAAAGAACCATTTGATATTGATGTGATGATTGCATTTATCTTTATTCGCTCTAATTTCGGACAATTTGCGTAACTTGCATTTGAGGTTTCGGGTAATCCAGACGTGAGGTCTATTTTTAATCCCGTCGTTGCAGTAATAAGATTGGGAATATTGTTAAAGTTACCAGCATGATAAATATATCCTGCCAGTTTGTCCAGATCATCAAGAGATATAATGCCCTCTTGGTTGTTAAACGCGCCTTGTGTTAAACGCCTTACAACCTTGGCTTCAGCTTCCGAAATGTATCCATCTCCATCTGTATCCCATAATGGAAGGCAAATACTGAATACTACTGGATCAATGAATCTTATAGCAGCTTCACCTTCCATTATTAAGGTCAATCGATTAAATATTTTACGCAGTTCTTCTACAGAGTCCTGATAGTACTTTGAGTGTACCGTAATTTTACCATCTAAAACAGGTATCGGGTCCTCCCCTGCAAGCCCTTCAGCCGATAACCCCTCATAAGTCCCGTCGGCCAATTTTGCAAGCATATCAAGGGCATCAGCAGTGTAATACTCTTCTTCAAAGCCCACTGCACGAATGTGCTTCAGCACATGCTCAGTACCTTGTGATTGCTGTGCCTCGATAATATCAGAAAGCAGTTTCATGGGCTTCAGTAACGGACAATTCTCCACAAGAAAGTCCGTCACCTTCTCTTTGCAATAATCCATTAGCACGCCATCAGTCGTCAGCAATGGATAATTCTGCAAAGTTATATACTGGTTAAACTCACTGTATTCAATCACCTCCAGCCCTCCACCTTTCGGCAAAACAAGCTGCGTTAAAGAAGTGCCACCTGCATATACTTTCTTCAAATGCGTACACGTAAGCAGGTTTAGAGTACCTGTAAGCGTGGATATACGAGATAAATCAAGATTCTGTAATGACACACAGTTCGCGATTGTCAGCGATGTGATAGAGATAATAATTGTACCAGTCTTACTTCCCAATCGGATATCCCGGAGCATCCGTCCTTGGATGATCATAGAACCGGTGACATTCTTATCATGCCAGTCGCCAATGTCCTGAAGATAAGATGCGCCTTGGATAGTGTTCTGTTGATCTCCGGAACCTGACAATTCAATCAGCATCTCACAAACCTCTCCGGCTTTGGTACGGCTTCCCCGAATAATGGATGTACCGTTGGCAATAGCAGGATACATATCCATTGCCGGAGTCAATTTGTAAACAATTGTATTACCTGCGGCACGCACAGTAATATTGTCGGTACCATCAGCCGAAAACAGGCCATATGAATACTTAGACATCATGTATAATATGCGCTTAGTAATCCACCTCTGTTCTGCCGCATAGTGGTCACCCAATGCCTGCGTAATTGGGTCAGTATCATTGGTATACTCCGCTTTATCGTATGCAATTTTAGAACCTTCGTAAGTGTACTTGGCATCCGCATTATAAAGATTCTGAGGAAAATATTCTTGTGCCTGATCGAAATAATACTTCTTGAAATAGGCGTATAATTTATCAAAGTCGGTACCAGATTTCACCCCGGAAAGCTCTTCCATCTTCGTCATCATCTTACGCATACCGGTTATAATTTCATCCGGAAAAGCCAGACCAAGGAGATTCCAGAAATTGGACGTCTCACCATTCCAGACAGAACCGCCGGTATCATAAGTATCGTGGAACTCTACATAATAGCCTTTCTTCGCCTGCCCCTGATTATCCGTATCAAAGATAGTATCCAAGTCATCATAACGCCACTTCCACTTACTGCCGGCATTGCCGAAGCAATACGGGTATGTATTCTTTGCCCGGTTATCCGTGCCCGCATGAAATTCAACCCAATTTCGGTGTAGGATGGCGTCATCAATATCCCAATATTGAGGAGCTTCAGCACGGAACTTCTGTATTCGGGCATTGATGAACAGTTCGTTCAGCTGATCAGCTGTGAACGGACTCAAGTTATCAGCCAGGTATGTGCTGAGTTGAGTCTTCAGATTGATTGTACCATTGCCGATATCTGAAGCAATGAACCGCCCTTCAGATGCCTCGTAGTAGTAGACATTATACAAGTTAACATCACCATTTTTTGCGATCCAAAATTCGTAAGGTTCATTACGATAAGTCGCCACCTGAGCATTCAGTTCTGCCAGTGTACCGTTAAACGGCTTCAGGCGATTGCTACACTGATATGCAATATTATAAGCAGGAATCCACTTACTGATATTAGTAATTTCACCAGCACCGAAGTCCCATGAGTTTGCACCATTGTACTGAAAGGCTTCTTCCTCTTCGTTGTACTGCATCCGGCTACTCCAAGGCACACGGAACAAAGCGCACAGCGGAGAGTTGTCTGCCCCCTCGATAGAGATCAAACCAGGAAAGATATCAGTGTCATGACCAAAGGTGTTTTTGTCTCCCTTATCCGGTCCCATCGTGTATAATCCTCTGAAAGTGTACACAGCTTTACCCTCGTCATTGATAGACTTTTCAAAAGCCACGAACGGAAGCTGATACACGGCTACACGAGCGTTTGCATACTTCTCCGTCTGCATGGCTTCGTTGAGATACCCCATAGCCCGGTACAGGTCATCCACAGAGTTAACAGAGCCAATCTTATGCGAATGCATGGATGAAGCAAAGTTCTTCTTTGCCGTGATCTTCGTAGCCTTTGCCAGTACCGGAGTCATTGCCCAACCGCCGGAACTGGTTGAACCGTCTGCCGCTGTAACAATGGATAGCTTTTTATCAAGCGTGTACCGGACATTCCATTTCCAGTAACGCATGGAAGAAGTACCCTGCCCCTTAGCTTCGACGTTCGATATCGCCACATTCCATTCCGGATGATCAGCAAAGAATACTTCCAGAGTGCCTTTCATCTTATTCGGATTGGCCAATGATGGATATGCATTGTCAAAAACAAACACATTGAACTGATCCTTCGTATTTTCAAAGTCTATTTCCGACCCATTACCGTCCATTACATCATTGCTTTCCTGAACACGAGTCTTTTCGGAATTGTCAGTAAGCCAGTTGATGTAATTGCGCAAAACGGCTTCTGAAGTTAACGCGGAATCATACGCACGAACTCCATAGACATCAACATCCGCATAGTCGGAGCCAATGATAATGTCACTATTCTGTGCAAAGTAGTCGTTATTCTTATAGGTGAACTCCCGGTTCTTCACACCATTCACGTAAACAATACAGAGGTTAAAGTCAGGATTTCCGTAAGCATCCGGCATGATCACAAGTGTAAGACGCAGACGCTTGCCCTCAAAAAGATTAATTCCCTGTTTATCCTTGTCTTTAAGGCCATTGGTGAACATCACAACATTATCCGGAAATACACGTAAACCAACAAAAGAGTCTCCATCGGAAGACATACGGATAACGGGATGATTAAAGTCCGTCACATTGTCTACCTTGTAATCAACCTCCACCGTCTTACCTATACGTGCCGATTCCTTCGCAAACACCTTATACCCGATATCAACCCTTGCTGACGCCATCACCCGGAGAACATTATTCATATCCGCATCTGACGTCCAGCCGTCATTACCCCAGTTCATACCCTGCCAAGTTGCCGAGATGGTTTCTCCGGTCATCTCATTAACTACGGACTGGTAGTTGCTTTGGTTATTGGACCGGGTACGAGGATTCATGTAGAATACCGCACCGGCAACAGATGAGAATCCCAGTGAGTTGTTAACCGGAATAATCATAGCTGACGTCAGTTCAGCTCCACCGCTGCCGTTCGTAACGTTCACAATAATATCAAAGTCAGCATTATCAATAGTCTCGATCTCCAGCGGAAGCGAGAACGTATGCTTTGATGAAGTAGCTATACGATCATCAAGAGACGAATAAACATGTGATCCGTCTTTTTTCACCGTAAACTGTGCTGTTGTAATAGCATTATTACCGTCATACATGGCATAGTCGAAAAGGGCGTTCTCCGACCAGTTGGTCGCCTTTTCTATTACGTTATTGATAGCAATCAACTTGATTGCATCTCCGGCAACAGCACAAATTATATTATAGGAGATTGTACGTGTCCGGATACTGCCGTCACTGTTGGCCACATACATAGATACTTTGAACACACCTGATTTACCCGGATGCACAAGTTGATAGTTATAAGAAGTTTCTGTATATACAGCTGTCCCCAACGCAACATCATAACTCTTGTTATACCCGTCTCCGGCAATGGAGACGTATAGCGTCTTGGATATATTCCCGCCAATATTCAGCGGGATGGTGATATCTCCGGAGAATGCCGTCCACCAACGGAAGTTGTCAGCTGCAATAGAAAGTGATGTCAACTGCACGGTATAAACAAAAGATGGTGTGGTCATTTCTGTGATCTCACCAGTCACTTTAATCATGATCTGGTTACTTCCTGAAGAAAGGAGATCGGCCACATCCACAGTATTACTATATCCCGATTGAATATACATTTGTTTGACAACGGTAAATTCAGCGTTGACCGCATTCTTTATAGATATCTGGCACAAACCGCGCTCACCGGTATTCTCATAATCACCACCCATGCCGTAGCGCTCCTGGCTGATAAATGTAAAATTCAAATAGCAAGGTTCACCTTTGCTGGCTGATATATTACGACTATCAAGGTCGTTTTGGATCAATACATTCCGCTGCACTCCGGTTCCACCACCGCCAATACTACTTGCTGGCAATAACGTCCATTCTGCCGCTCCTTTGAGTTTTACAATAACATAATCCTCCTGATCATCTACTGAATCGGCAGCGGGTACAACGTTCAATAATCCGCCGAGCGTCATATCACCAACAGTCTCAGATGGGCCTATTTCCGTTATTGCATCCTCATCTTCCTCAATAACCACGTCATCTTCCTCAAGAAGACAGCTCATTAAAGCAGCTTCAGTATTTTGTTTCGGAACGCGCACAATCAAACCATTTTCAACGGTAGATCCATTTTCAAAAGTGATATGTTTGGCAGCTTTATCTTTTTCTACTTTAGAAAGAAAGAACTTCTTCAAGTTCTCGATATTATTCCCAATCTCAGACATCACTCGCAGGGCGGACATAACATCCGTATCGAGCATCTCTTCTACCTCGGTATCTTTTAAAATCAGGCGATTTATTATATTGCTATTAACTTTTAGTCCTTTTATGAAATTGATCAGTTCAGCAGCTTCATCAGGTTTAACGCTTGAAAGAAATGACTTCTCCAAGTCTTCCATGCTTAGATCAGCTTCCACCAATGCCAACAGCAAAGAGCCAACACGCTCTGCCGTATTCGCTTCCAGTTTACGTTCATCCCTTATTTGAATAGCTGCCGCCCGTAATACCTCTTTGATATTTGCCATTTTCTATTTTTTCATCAAAAAAACGAAAGCCCGCTGAGTGATAAAAAGACGCTAATGTTTACGGCTCCCCCATAAACGTGAACGCATAGACGTGCTTCTCTTATGGTTTGCTTCCTCAATCTTGTCAACCAACAGCCCGCAGAACTCTTCTCCGTACATATATGCCATTTGCTCTTTCAATACCATGACAGAAGCAAAGTAAGCACGGGAAAACCATTCCCGTGGTTTACGTGGTTCATATCGACTTTCACGATATCGTTCATCCAAGAATTCAAGATTCCCGCCATTCCCCTTTTTATATCCATTTCCTGTACCGCAATCCTGATAGATACCATACTCCATAAACTTATGCTGAATAGTATTCAGTTCATTTCCGGAAGAGGTAACATTATCCGTTATCTCCTGATGCAGCTTGTACGTATCAATAACATGCAACCGCTCTATCTTCTCTTTCCAGATGTTGACCATCATTTTCGCCCAGGCATCATGATATTTTTGTCGGTCCTCCGATGTAGCATACGGACGATTGTTATTTCTCCCACTCATCAGCGTTATAGCTTAAATCAATTGGTTCAGAAACGTCGATCATGAAATAAAGCCCGGTACAACCGGATATGAAATATTCTCCAAGTTCCCGCATATAAACGTTTTCCGTATTCAGGTAAACAAGTTCATTGCCCATGTCCTCCCGATCAAGTAGCATCCGGCTATGAACCTGACGTGCCAACTGACGACAGATATCCAAAGATACTTGGCGATCCGCCATATCATTGAAGGTATATTTCTTCATCAGGAAGACCGTGAAAGTTCTCTTCTTAAAAAAACCTCCGGAACGTCTCTCTGTTACCCCGTCATTCGTATCATCAACCGCAAAGAAAGCAGACTGCTTGCGAAAATTCTCCAATACCTCCTCCAGAGAATTTATTCCGGAACAGACACAGGGATAGAATTTATGTGCTTTCGCCAACTTATTCTTCAGGCACATATCTTTAAAGTACCCGATTGCATCAAACAAATTAATTGTGTCCATACTTTTCATTATATTCTTGTGTCTCACGCGCCTTTTCATTCAGTTCCGTCAAGGCCCGCCAACAGTCCATACTCAATACTTGGTTCTCTTTTGTGATATCTCCACCAGTCAAAGCACGTATTTCAGCGTTCATCACTTCCACCATGTTAGGCGGTTCTGCGATCACATTCTCTCCAGCTTTACCAAAGAAATGGGGAAAGCTGACCGCAAAGCGGTTCTTCAGCGAAGCATACCACAGAAACACCGACAATAGTTCTCCTTCTGAAAAATGCACATCTTCCGGATGGTTACCGTTCTTATCCACATACAGAATTTTAGCCATACTCCGGAGCTGTCGGATATCATTCGTCTGCAAATATCCCTGATAATGATTTTCTATACGAATATAGTCGTGAAACGGCACACCACGCAGTAATACATGAACAGCCCACAGTTCTCCAATTCGAGGTAAACAGACCGGAGAGGTTGCCGGAGCATCAAGAAAGTCCAGTGCTTTCAGGAAGCATTGTATCTGATAATTCCATAAGAAGAAACGGACCTTCCTCCCATTCTCCAACTTAACCGCACATACCCAGCCATCAGCTACCTTCCGATAAATCCGGATTGCCAATAAACGGATAAAAATATAGGTCTTTGCTTGCAAGCCGGGAAAGCGAGACATGGCATAGCAGACATACCGTAACTGTTCCTGAGTCAACTTCTCCCAACAATCCGGAAGTTGGAAATCCAACACATTATCCCCAAAAGTAGCAGGAGTCGTCTTTCTCATTTTGGTATTGCTCAAAATGTTTCACTTTATAAGCCTCACTTTCCTGATAAGTAGGGAATTTATCAAGATTACCTTCAAGGAAGTTCACCGCATTGTCCAGCTCACGTTTAAAAGCCGGAACTTGCTGATTAACAAAGAACCCGATAGCCTTACACAGCATCCATACAAGTAATGTTTCATATTCTGATAAATCCTTGGCACGAACCTTCTCCAGCAAATGATCAAACAACACAGCAGATATATTCCGGTATATGATCTCTTCCGCCTCAGAGATTACAGGTCGTAAAGCAATCAGGTCTGATCTATGCGCATCCGGTTTGCCTGCATAATCCCGCAACTGAGAGGCAGTATAATAAAGAGAACTGATTAAAAGTTTCGCATAAGCAGAAGTAGCCCAATCTCTATTACCTATCAATCCCGATATGATAATATCCATTGCATCATCAGCACATTGCCGTACAGACTTGCGTAACGTTTCAACCCGATCCCGTGATGCCGGAGACAAATTTTGATTATTCACAATACCAAAACCTGTTGGTGTCAATACAAGGTCAAGTCCTGGCATGGCTTCATAAAATGCGTCCAAGCAGATGAAACGTTCCACATCCTTAACCATTGCTTCCGGAAGATTGTCGAAATCCACAACTGTTCCGAAAACAATAGATTTCAGTTTAGCCGTAGAAATGGCAATGGGATCAGCCATCATATCAAAAATTTCAGCCGTTGAACTTGTTGCGGCCAGTACAATTTTCTCAAATTTGTCTTTATCAATCTTTATCATCCGTTTCGTTATTAGGTATGTTAGCACTCTTTTTCTTCGCATCAGTATTCTGATCCAGCGTCGTCAGCAGAATCATTGGTACGTCCGGATAGACTTTACCTTCCCAACCATTATAATATATCACCACGTTGTGAGGTGTGTACATAAGGTCATGGAAAGCAATCTCAAGCGATTGTTTCAGCGTAAACAGTTCCCGTTTATCGGAACCTGAATTATTCGACTGCGATTTACCCGGAGTAGCACCAACGAGGTTCGGATGAATATTATCGCCATAGCAAGTGATGTTAGATGCTTCCTGAATATCTTCCGACCAGTCTCCCCCCTCCTTGCCTGTATCGATCACAGTAACACGCACCATCCTGTTTTCTTTGCCGTTGGGATCAATATAATAACCCGTAATCCAAACTTTACCTGAATTCTCGATTCCGGCTACGAACTTCTTTATATTCTCTTTCTCCTGCTTGAGACGTTCCATCTGTTTAACCGGGTCCGTTATTCGTTCTTCATCCAGAATATTTTGCCAAAAGTCCTTATGTACTTCCACTTGATATTTGACTGACGCATGATTCTTCAGCTTTGCTTTCTTCCCTTTACCTATCAGACGCTTTATATCGAACCAGTCGCCTCGGAAAATGGCCGTATAGTAAGGAACCGGATAATACTGGCAACCGGGAGTTGGAAAACGCACAAGAATAGCGAACTTCCGTTCATGTGTCCGCACCTTTTTCAATCCATCAGCACCGGGTTCGCGTCCCATCAAGACTTCCAAGTCACCTAATGGATCTTTCTCATCCAATAAGCGGATAACTTCAACATCCTGTTCCCGAAGCGAAGATTTCCGGAAGTTCGCATAGAATACATGATTAATTTTTCCCTTATCATCTGCTTTTTCAAACCGACAATAACAAGATTCCTTATGTCGTAACTTAGTGATTCTCTTACCATCATTGGAAAGGATAACTACGGAAACGCAATAAAAGAAGTACTTGACATCAGTCGCCTGTTCAAGCATGAAAGCAGGTATGCTGTTATGTAATAGCCACTTCTTAATTTCTTTGTCCTGAGTCGGTTTTTCCGTAGCGATATCCATATACTTCTGACCAGCACCATAGCACGTAAGGACATTGAAAAGCTTGTTTTGACTCATCACCTCATCCACACCGATCAGGCGGATTATCTCAAATGGCAACTTATCATCCGGCCCAAACGAAACATATCTATATTTCTTAGCGCCAGGAATAGTAATCACCGAAACATCCTCTCCGTCTTCATCAAAGATATCGGCACTGTCTTCCACCGTCTCCATCGACGCCATGATATTCGACTGGCCAATCGAAAAAACTTCGCTGGGCATATAGTGCGACTCACTTTGCCGGATTTCCTTTTTCTCTTCCTTTTTCATAAGTAAACTGTCATTCCATTGATTTCAAACATTGTTATATCCCGAAACTCTCTTATTAGCATAGAGTTAGGCAGCAGAATTCGATGTGTACCACCTCTCCAGTGGGAACCGACACAACGAATCCCCTTGTATTCAATAATATCTCCGGTAGAAAGCTTCCATACACGGAGATTGCAGGGCTGTCCGGACTCCAGCAGGCGCAGCGCATCACTTTTATGTATAACCATCATCCAAAAGTATTATCAAACGTATTGTCGAATACACGTCCGGCACGGGATAGCTGCAAAATGTTTTGATTTCGCTGCGCATATCTGTACGAGAAAGTATAGGCAGGCAGACTTTCATAATCATTCGTCCGTGTTGACTCCGAATCAGTAATTGTTATTTCCTTGCCGGGCCGATCCCCTTCCAGCAAGTAAATCTCTTTACTGCGAAAGAGATCATCCGCCCAGACGGACATTGCAGTGTTCAGAATGCCTGTATTGGCTTTGAATACGCGGTTCTCTTCAATATGATAATGGCGAAACATGCCATCAATCATCGCTGACGAACGCTCATACTCCGGTTCCAAAGTATGAGTTCCGGTACAATAAAATGTTTCCTGGCAACCAAATGAATTAGTGAAAAGTAAGCAGGGTGCTGCATCCGGACATTCTAAATCTATCTGATAATATTGCACACGACTTCCAGCCTTAACCGTATAGCGGACCAAAGTCCCCAGATCGCTGGTAAAAGCGTCCGGAGAAACATCAATCGTATATACTGAATGAATGGTTGAAAAAGTGTCTAAAATGAATTCTTTGGATACCAGCTTATTATCCGCCGTATGATAATCACAAGTAACCTTCACAACCGTATTCTCAGATACAACCAGATGCAAGAATTCTTTGCGTCCCATTGCAGTGATTTTCTCCCCTCCTGTCATTGCTGTCAGGAAGTGACCGTTCATAAAATCCAAAGCATTCAGCGACGACTCCGCAGCACAATATTGCACGGTGAAACCACGTGTAACCTTAGTTTGCCCATTCACACCGATTATATAGAAAAAACCTCCTATCAGTTTAGAATCCAAATAAGGCTCTATTAAATCCTGTAGGTCTAAAATAGTTATCTTTCCGTCAGCATCCGGAACATATTTTTCATCCAACATTCTCTGTTCTCCATCCGTTAGAATGAAGTCTACTTCTGCCTGATCCGTCAAGAAAACGATTTTATCCAAAGCGGATGAAAACATATAATCCGCTACGTCTTTGAGAATTGTAATCATAGCTTTTTGATTTTTTCCCAAAGGTATTTCCGCACAGAAGCACATAAAAAGACAGAGGCACAACGCTTCACAGCGGCATACCTCCCAAAAATGTAGAAAATGTTATATCTTAGTCTTTATTCATCATCATCCACTTGGGACGACCATCTTTGTCAACCATGCTGTGATATCCGATATCCAGCATGATAGTTGTGATCTGATTCAATGTCAACTCCACCATTTCCGACAGATCATCCGCGATATCCTGACTTGTCTTCAGTATCTTATCTTCATCCTTCTTCTCTGCCGGAAGATACGTTTGCAGGTACTCAATGAGAATAATTTCTTCCGGATCAATTCTCTTTTCTGAATTATCGTTCATTCTTTACCTCCTTTCTATCATTCAGAGCCAATGTTAGCAATCTCACCAACTCTTCAATATCTTCACGGTAGGCATCAAAAAGAACTATTTTATCATGGCTATACACAGTATAATCCTCTAACACGTTCCTATCATCCTCGAAATAAGAAGTCTTTTCTACTTTGAATATAGGTTTGCTCATTCTATCGCTCCTTTCTCTCCTTTTTCACAAAACTGGTAAGTCGAGCGAACCCGGCATATATCCATGATAAAAACCATATCCGGACATCCCATTTTATCAACAGAAGCGTCAATGCGGGAAAGTTTATTTCCACAATTTCCGGCACTATAGCGAATCGATTTCAGTTTCGGATGTTCCACATTAGTCTTCTCCACCATGAGGCGGATTTCCTCTTTGAGTGCGTCCAGTGCCAGTTCATCCCTTACCAGCACATTTTCATACTTAGCGACGTAATCACACACTTTCTTCCACGCACGATTTTTGGGGGCATAGATTTGCAAATGTTGTACAAAGAACATCATATCTTACCTCCTTTCTCAAAAGTGATGTTGACATGGCAGCCATCACCAGCATAAATGATGATGGCATTGGCTGTACGTCTAACAGGAATACTTTCTTTTCCTGAAGCGAGGTCTGAGCAAAGCTCTAATAAAGCCTTCTGGACTTTTTCAACAGATACATTGCGTCTGTTTGCGCGGTTGTTTTTGTAACTCATACTGTAAGTGTTTTAGCTTTTTTAGGCAGATAAAAAGAACGGCTGCCATTTCCCGAGTTCGCTAAAACACTTACAGATTCCGCTCGTAGAGCAAAAATGTAAAGGGAAAGGCAACCGCCTATATCATAAGTCAGGGCATAAAAAAAGCCCACCAAATATCATGAGCATTAACCGCGCTCTGCGATACGGTATAACCGTAAGTGTTTTAGCACTGCAAAGATGGGAGTTTCTTTTGAAACTGCAAAAGAAAAAGCGGAGATTTTTATTCTCCGCTTTTTAAAGTATGCAGAAAAAGACTGGAGATAAGTAAAGAGGCTCTTTCTAATCACATGATTTGTAATTGCACACTCTGAATTAAAAATCATCTCTAAAAGAGCGTTTTTCCTTTAAAGCTTCCTTGATTAAATTGTATTCATCTATGATAAATTGACTAAGATTATCTTTCCGTGGTGATACATCATAGATATCACCATTAAGTTCAAACCGAAGTTTCTTTAAACCTTTTCCAAGTTGCACAATAAGTTCATCTGTTAATGGAATAAAAACATGTATCTTATAATCTTTAACCGTTATTACACTTCCCATAACTACAGCACTTCTCACATTGGGAATTATATCTTCTGAATTATTTAAACTTTTACTTTCAAAGACTGTATTATCACCAAACTTAAAAAGTACCGGAGAGTTCTTTTTCACTCTAATAGGATTGTCATGTGAAGTGATAATAAAACCAATATTAATATACTCAATGGAATCACTTTGCATACCACAAACATAAGCAAATACAGAATTTTCAGATGTCGAAGTGCCAATATAGCTACATCGATACATGCACTGTATGTATCTCCACCCGTCGTTAGATATTTTATCCTCTATGATTTTTGCTTATGTTTG